GCAGGTGTTGCCTACACTCTGAAAAATTATTATACATCCGTGCAGATGGATTCCTTGATAAAAGCCACGAAAGAGGAGATTTCTCAAGAGGTAAAGCATGTTGAGGAAAACTCAATGCACAACTATGTTGTGAATGGAGACTTTTCAAACGGACTTGATGATAATTGGTACAACAGCAATGAGACGAACAATGCCGTGATGGATGTGTCCGGATTGGGAACGGTTGCGAAGATTTTGAAAACATCAACGACCAGTTCCTATATACGGCAAACACTGGGAAAGTTACCTGCGGGAACGTACCGTGTGAGATATAAGGCAGCAACAGCAGCAGGGTACGAAAACACGGCAAGGGTGCAGGTGGGGGCGTTGGGAAGTTATTCAACGACATCCTCCGGAACGCTAAAGAGCAAAGAGTTCACGACGATTGAACGTGAAATCACGGTATCAGAGGGAACGAAATATATTTACATTTACGCATACACACAGAACGCACCCGTGTATATCACAGATATTGAGGTATTAGGATTGTATTCATTGTATGCGGATGCAAAGATTCAAGTGACTGCGGAGGAAATAACCTCCGAGGTCAACAAAAAAGTGAACAGCGATGATTTCGGAACACTAATCACACAGAACGCATACAATGTCCGAGTTGCATTCAATAACGGCAGTTCGTACATGCAGTTTGATTCAACCGGAATCACAATGTACACCGGAACGATTACGGATAACCAAAAAAGAACACGATTTGACTACAACGGAACTCATTTCTATCGTGACGGATATTATGTCGGAAAAATCGGAACGAACACGATGAAAGACAACGACAGTCAGAGAGGACTTGTTTTTGATATTGAGTACAACACTGCGTATATGTCATGGTCAAATAAAGAATCGCAGAATGCAGATGTGTACACGATGAAATGGTCGTACTGCACACAGCAGTGTGGAAATTACGAGGCGAACATGCTACATGCAGGGGCAGACATCAACATGCATTTCTTCACATTAAGGAATGTAAGCTTTGAGGATGGCTCAATAAGTGGAACGCTAACATTCAAACAACCTTTAGAAGTAGGCAGCGACGGGAAACTGATAAAGTGGTCAACGGCGACGCTTGAGTTCAAAAGAGGAATATTAGTGTCCGGAACATGGAGCAATGGATAAAACAGGAGGAAAAGAAATGCAGATGAATGACGAAAATATTCAGACAGAGGAAGTCAAACGAGCAGCAGAACCGGAGTACAAAATTCCGGAAGATGCTGCCGACAACTCAAGACCAAACGAGACAGCAGAGGTTGTGACAAGAGAATCAGCAGAGGAGACAAACACGGAACTCTTGCAGAGCATCGACAAGAAACTTGACATGCTACTTGCAGCACAAACAGCAACACAGACGGCAAAGGAGGAATAATCATGAATACACCGATTGCAGTGAGAATTGAATGTGCAAAGGGAGAAATCCTCAATGCTATGGAGACGATACAGAAAAGACATGCATTGCCTCCGTGCATCATGGACGGAGTTTTGTCCTCCGTACTGGCAGAGGTAAGGAGCGAGGCAAAGATTGAACTCATAAACTCCACAAATACAATGATGACAGAAAAAAATGAGGAACTTGAAAAGGCAAAGAAAGCAGCAAAGAGAGTTCTGAAAACAGAACCGGACGAGGAGCAGGAACAGGACACACAGGAGAATCCGGAAGAATAAACAATAAACACCGAGAGGAGGTGAGAGCATGGCAGCGTTGACAAAATTGACGACGAACATCAATCTTGAGATGTCCGGAGACACTAAAAGATATTTAGTATCAGCAAAGCAGGGAGACAAGGCAACACGATTCATCATCGCAAGGCTGCTCAACAACGGCGAACCGTACACAATCCCGACAGGGGCAAGAGCAGTCATCAACATTACAAAACCGGACGGAAAACATGTATATAACACATGTTCATATTCCGGTTCGGATGTGACAGTCGAATTGACAAATCAAGCACTTGCAGCCTCCGGAACGGCGTATTGCGACATTGAAATCCGGACGAGTGACGATTCACAGGTTATCACATCCGCATCATTCACAATAGAGATTGAACCGTCACAGAGGAACGACAATGCGATTCTATCAGCGAATGAGTTCACAGAACTTGAGAACCGTGTCAAGGGTCACATTGAGAGTATTGACAGCACGAATGAGGCGGTCAAGAAAGCGGAACAGGCAAGAGTGACCGCAGAAAATGCGAGAGTAAAAGCAGAACAGGCAAGAGCGAACGCAGAGAATAATCGACAGCAGAATGAAAACACCCGCATCCAACAGGAGCAGCAGAGGCAGCAGGACACCTCACAGGCGGTCAAGAATACGAACGATGCAACGGATGAATCCAAGAGGGCGACAACAGCCTGCAAAGAGGTCACAGAGCGGGCAGAGGACGCATTGCAGAATCAAGAGCAGCTTGAGGCGACATTGAACACGGCGACACAGATTCGACAGGATGTGTCACAGATGCAGACGGCAGTTGCAGAGGCAAAGAAACAGGTCGAGCAGGACAAAAAGGATATTGATGACACGATTCAAAATTCACTGCTTGCATCAGCAGAGAAAATCCTTGAGAGTGTGCAGGACTATTTCAACCGTGCAGAGGCGTTATATTCGAGCATGTATCTTGATTGTGACGGAGAAACGCCGTATCTGCGAACGGTGACACCAGTATTCATTGACGGAGCAACGCCACAGGTCAGAAATGCGAATGAGGGCGTTGATTTTGACGGAGGAACGCCGACCTCCCGACAATTAGCAGTATAATTCCATGATACTGGAAACAGACGGCGAAACGAACACAAAGGAGTGATTGTGTGATATATTCCATAATCACGGAGCAAAGGAGGTTGAACAATGGCAGCAATCAGACCATGCACCGGAACAACGGCAGACTGGAAAGCAGTTGAGGACACTCTGATTCTCAAGGAAAGAGAAATCGGAGTTGAGATTGACACATCCGGTCATTATCAAATCAGACAGGGAGATGGTAAAAAGAAATTCTTTGACCTGCCGATTATCGTCAACAATGCCCGTTATGAGGAAATACTGACATTGACACAGGGATATATGAACACCGTGAACAATTTCAGCAAGAACATGACAGAGGCGACGAACAGTGCAAACGGTGCAGCAGCAACGGCAAACAATGCAGCGTCGACAGCGAGTGCAGCAGCAAAAGCGTGTCAAGGCATTGTGAACGGTCTCAACACTATGGTTGACACCGTCACAAAGAAATCATGTGTCCTCACGGTTGAGGATGGAATTTTGACGATAAGGGAGGCGTAAAAAATGGCAAGTGGAGACTTGATTGTAAAAGTAGCAGACAAAGACACACTCGACCGCACATATGCGAATACAAACGCTATACTGGCAGCAGTCGGGGAAGATGTAAGAATAAAGGGTGTAAAGCGTTACGGAATGAAAATCAACAAAAATGACAGCAATCCGGCGACACGATGCACATATCTTTTCGATGCGGTGGGAATGACACCCGCTGCGATGAATTATTCTGCCGGACGGTTCGATTTTGGAGACTGGGGAAACGTCTTTTTTGTAAAGAACAATTATCCGGCAATGGTCAAATATGACGGTACAGAAGATTATAAACTCGACCCGAACGACCACACAAAGAAAGCAGACGGAAAAACGGCATCCGATGTCTCAAACACGGCATACGGAGGAAATGCAATGAGTGTATTCGATGGCAGCGGTGACAAGGGCAAGATTTGGCTCTCACAGTTTGAAGTCGGAAACTATGAGTACATGATTATTTCAAACGTCCAGTACGATGAATCATACAACGATGACGCATATGTCAGAGAGGACGGTTCACATGCGGACAAACTCTATTTCCCGATGTTTGGCGGTTCGTATGATGGAACACGCATCCGCTCACTTGCAGGACAGGCACTCATGTATAACACAAACGCATCAACAGAGATTGCAAGAGCAAAGGCAAACGGTGCGGGATGGAATATCGGCTCATGGAGCAAACGAAACCTGTTGAATTGTATGCTCAAGATTATGTCAAAGACAGACAATTCACAGACTGCATTCGGACAGGGTCAGACATCCGGATATGTGAACGACGCATCACAGAATTACGGGCATCTTGCAACCGGAACACTCAAGGACAAAGGACAGTTTTTCGGATATAACGACACAACACATGAGGTCAAAGTGTTCTACATGGAAAAACCGTGGGGCAACCGTTGGGATAGAATCAACGGTCTGTTAATGGTAGGCGGTGAAATCCTTGCAAAGATGACACCACCGTACAATCTGACAGGAAAGGACTTTGAAAAGGTCGGAATCACATTCGCATCATCCGGCAACGGTTATCAGAAAGGAACAAAGTCAAGCAGATTCGGACGTATTGTCAATTCAATAGGTGGCAGCAGTAGCACATACACATGTGACTATTTTTGGTGGAATGCCGGAATTACTGCGGTCGCCCTTGTCGGCGGTCACTGTTACTCTGGCGAGTGCTGCGGTGCGGATTGCTTGGATTTGAGCGATTCTGCGGGCATTGCGAGCTGGTCCTTCGGTGCGTCCGTTTTCTTAGAACAGCCTATCGCTGCGTAAGCAGCAGGGGGAGGAACGGAGGGGGAACGCCTCCGCTATTCCCGCCGTTAGGCGGTGTGGTCGTTTTTAGAAAAATGAATATAGGGATATAGGGTGCGGTGTCGGGCGGCGTTCCTGCTCCCTGCGGTCGCCCTTGTCGGCGGTAACTGTAACAATGGCGAGAACTGCGGTGCGGATTACTTGAATTTGAACAATTCTGCGGGCAATGCGAACTGGAACATCGGTGCGTCCAATTTCTTCTCATATCGGAGCGTTTAATCAAATGCAGCCTATATCCCACGCCACAAGGCGAAAATCATTCCGGATATAGGGTCGGTTGAGTAAGCATCCGCACAAAAACCGATAGGAGATAAGAAAATACTATATGAGAAGTTACAACAACCTATATGAACCAATGTTACAAGACGACTACATAAAACAGCGTTTTATAAATGCATCCAAAAAGAAAAAGAACAGGAATGATGTGCGGGAGGTATTAGAGAACCTCGATGAACACACAGAACTCTTGAAAAAGATGTTGACAGAGGAGTTGTTCATTCCGGACTATCACAAACCGAGCATCATCAACGAGAGCAGCAGCAAGAAAACACGCCGTATATTGAAACCGCATTACAAATATGAGCAGGTTATTCATCATTGTGCAATAGGTCAGTTCAAACCGATTGTGATGAATGGATTGTATGAATTTTCCTGCGGGAGCATACCGGACAGGGGTGTTCATTACGGAAAAAAGTACATGCGGAAATGGCTTGATTCATACGACGGGAAAAAGTTCTTTGTTCTCAAGATGGATGTACACCATTTCTTTGAATCCATAAACCGGAGAATCCTCAAGAGAAAACTCAAAGCAGTAATTCGGGATAAACGGTTTTATAGATTACTCTGCATACTGATTGAACATGACAAAATAGCACTCGTTGCAAAGATTTTGACGGATGCAGGTGTTGAGATTGATGCAGAACAGACAAAAACGCTTGTCGGGTGCATAGCATTTGACGACATCTCCGGAGCGTTGGAGGTCTTGAGGGAAATCGGCATCGCCGGAGCGATGTTCGAGGAACTGAAAATAATTATTGAGGAGATGCGAAAAGGCGTTCCGTTGGGATATTTTACATCACAATGGTTCGGCAATTTTTACTTGAAAGCACTTGACCACTACATCAAGGAGGAACTCCATGCAGAACATTACATGCGATACATGGATGACATGGTGATACTGGGTAAGAGCAAAAAGAAACTGCATAAGATGCACAGGGCAATCGAGACATATCTGAACGACAACCTTGACCTTGAGATAAAAGGCGACTGGCAGGTGTTTAGATTTGAATATCCGGTGATGAAAGACGGGAAACCAGTGCTTGACAAGAACAGAAAGCAGGTCACAAAGGGGCGTATGCTTGATTTTATGGGATTTCAATTTCACCATGACCGGACAACTATCCGGAAATCAAACATCGAGAGTGCGAGACGCAAGGCGAACCACATCTCAAAACAGGATAAAATCTCATGGTATAACGCATCGGTGATGTTGTCATATATGGGATTGTTCAAACACACGGACACATACAACTATTACATTGAATACATCAAACCGAAAATCAATGTCAAGAAACTCAAGAGGATAGTTTCAAAGCATAGTAGAAAGGAGAATGAGCAACATGACAGACTGGAAAAAGGTGACAGGAACACAGCCGGAACGTCCGGAGGAAATCGACAGGACATCGTCTCCGTCAACGGTCTATCTGCGTAAGAACATCGAGCAGGTGAAGAAAGAGGTTGAGGGAGCAGACGGAAAGATGCAGACCGTGACCGAATGGCAGTACGACGAAAAGGAAATGACGGTTGAGGAATATGAGAACATGGCTCTCATGAAATCCGTCGTTGAGGAGAACACATCCGGAATCGTCGAATCAGTAACACAGTTTCAGAAAGATGCGGTCATCGACGAATACACCGCACAGTTAATCGAGGAGGGTCTGATTTAATGAGAATACTTGTTGAAAGTCTGAAAAGAATGTACACAGTCAAAAAAACGCTCACAAAGGAGCAGGTTGCCGAGAGAGTGGCAAGAGGTAGCATTTCAGCGGACGAATATGAATACATCACAGGGGAGAAATACTCCGGCGGTGATGCAGAATGAGTCCGCTTGAAATAATCTCACGATTGTGTGATGTGACGGAGAATCTATCCGCAATCGTGAAAAAGCAGCAAACAATCATTGAACAGTCGAAAATCGAGGAGACGGTCAAGGCAGAACTTCGGCAGGAGGTAGAGGAGACAGACAGGGAGATGGATGTTCTTGAATACCACATGAGGAGATACTGCGACACCGATGACATCGAGGCGACAGAGTTCGGAAAGGAGAACGCCGTTGACGATTGAGATTTCCCTGTTGCTCTCCGGAGTATCTGTTGCGTTTGCGATTTTTTTCGGTATCTGCTCAAAGCAGAGAAATGAGAAAAAGGACACACAGGAAGATGCGGAACAGAGAGCAACAACCGACACGATGGTGATGGTGAAACTTGAGAACATTGCAGACGACCTCAAAGACATCAAACGGGAATCGAGAGAGAACCGTGAGGAGATGAAAACATTGAGAGAGCGTGTTGTCATTGTGGAACAGTCACTCAAGAGTTATCACAAGAGACTGGACGGAGAACAGCATTCCGACCGATAACAGGAGGGCAGGAAACGGGCAAGAATCAACCTCACAGAAAAGAGGCAATACATGAGAATGACAGAACAGGAACGTCGCATCAGAATCCGGCAT